CGGGATACTGTGTGGCATAGGCAACCGCCGTCGAGTTGTTCGCGTCAACAGCCTGCGAATCCATCCAGAACGTATAATATGAAAGTTCCACCTTCATGCCGTTGGCGACGGCATAATCTTTGATAGCCTTGAATCCGGTGCCAAACCCGAGCGTATCGCCGCCGGAATACACACCGCCGATTTGTACCCGCCCACCATAAGCCATGATCGGAAGTTCAATCGGCTGTACTTTCGTGAACATGGCGAAGATCATGGGGAGTATAGTGGCCTGGTTGTCCTGATATGTATACGGAAGCCAAATGATGCGATGATTGCCTGCCCCGACTGTCATCCAGCAGGCGGCATACCGTGTGTTCACCGCTTCGCGTCCGGCTGTGTATCGCCATACGAGAGGTTTGCACCATTCAAAACCCGTGCTGTCGGGATGATATACAAGTGCTTCCCCGAGACCTGTTGTAGTCAGTATATAGAGGCTATCTCCACGTGCATCACGGTATGGTTCACCGACTCCCGATGTGAGCGCGGTAACCGAAATACAACCGGTATATGGAGCGGCAAGCTGCGTGGTGACATCCATCGCTCCAACAAGAGGCATAAGCAATGGGATCGGAAATGCTCGTGAGGAGTTTCGGTATATCCAATGGCAAAAGTGCTTCACGAAATAGGTCGAGTCGTTCGCGCTCGTGCGATGGTATGCGAGGTTGGGCATGTTCATCATGACCGCCATATCATAACGGCCGTAGCGGGAACCCGTTGCGGTGTCCCCGGTGGTGAAAACATACCCTTCGGGCCAGATCGTTTTCACGAAATTCGTGTCGCTCGACAAGCAAATCTCATAATCCCATCCTTGAGTTTCTTGCACGCGAGCGATGGTGTTGTTGACCTTGTAGGCGGACGTATTCTCCGCCGCTCCGTTCTTATCGCAAACAATGTAGAGCACCTTGCCCGTGAGCGCGTGCGCGGGAGCGGAGAGAACGAGCAGAGTCAGGAAAAGAGCAGCTAGTTTTTTCATGGCTACTCCACCTTCCGCGCCGTGAGCCCGAGATCATGAATATGTATCCCGGCATCGGCATGCGCCCACATGCGAACGAACAGATACCCCGCACCGGGCGGCACGGGCAAGCGCACCGTAGCCGTTCCGTTATTGACCACAGGGACAAACCCCGCCGCTGCCGATGTGCTATCATCAAGGGCAATGGAATCAGCCCAAGAGGCCGTGCCGGAGAGCGAATAGCAGGTCGGCGAATACGACATCGCGCCACTATCAACCGCAGTTGTGGCATAGACCGGCTGAAAGGCGAAACCGCCATGAACCCACTTCAGCCAACTGAACTGCAAAAGCACCGCCTTCGCACCATCTAGCGGCATCCCGCCGGTAATCGGATAGGTGCGCCGCCCCGTGTTGAATATCGTAGGACTCGACGTACCGGCGATCATCTCGATGCCGGAGAAAATCGGGAAGGCGGAAGTAACGGCGACGGGGGTGGGACCGGATTGTAACGTCGCGAGCGAGTCCATCTTCACCTTGATGAGATTGAGCGCGTCCTGAACCGAATATTGAGCTCTCACCGGCGATGCACAAAAGAACACCGCCGCGAAGAGCATCGCGAGTGAGAACTTCTTCATGGCACTATCCTTTCCTGTTCGGAGATTTGTTTATAATCTTGACGTTCGGCGAAACCGTCGATTTCTCGGCCCGATCTTCTCCGCTCTTCGTTTCGAGATAATGGGGAAGATCGCGCAAAAGGTATTCGCCCAACTCCGTCGGAACGATGTCGCCCTTCTTGAGCGTATAGGACCGTGTGACGGTTTTGCCGTCGACGACGACATCCACGACCCCCGAGTAATCTCTGTTCAATATCATGCTCGTGTTTCCCTTTCTGCACCCCGGGCGGTACCTGATGACCGCCCGGGGACCGTTCAGAGTACAAACTACGGCGTGATCTTGAAGCCGATCCCGGCGAGCGGATAGGTCGCGCTCGGGGTCTGGAACGGCTTGAAGTCGAGCCGTCTGAATGCGAGCAGGTTCAGCTGCTCCGTGGTCGGCCACGGATCGGTCGCCAGGGTGATGAGGCGCCGATCGCCGACGTAGAAATAGCGATGATTGACGAGAATGATCGTTGTGTACGTGTTACCGGATGCCGCGTTGAATCCGTCCACGCCGACATCCTCGCGCTGATACTCGCTGATGATGACGGGGATGCCGTCGAACTTCGAGAGCTCGCCGGTGAGAACGGTCGCCGCCGGCCCGTACTTGTCAACCGTGATGACGGACTCGAGCCCGAGCATCTTGTTGACGTAGGTCTTGGGGCCGACGATATAGGCCAACTCGCTCGGCCGCGTGCCGAACTTGCCGAGGTAGCCGTGAATCGTCCGAAGATGCGCTTCGGCCCAGGTCGCCGAGAGATCGCCGTTCAGCCCGCTGACGCCGATCGTCAACCGGCGGAGACCCTTCCAGGCGGTCCGGCCATCGTAAGCGGAGATCGCCTCGATGTCCGTATCGAAGTGTGTCGCCGTCGTGTCGCCGTTGAGGATGCAGTTCTCGACCGTCTGATCGAGCACCTTCTTGAGCTGCGCCTTCATCACAGGGATGAGATCCATGATCGCATCTTCGGTAAGCTCGACGCTCGTCAGGAGGCGCGAGCGCAACTTGGCCGCCGTGAAGGAAAGCGTGCCGTCCACCATGACCTGGCCCATCGTATCGCCCGGATCCGTGACGCCCGTCGTCGCCTCGGGGATGTTATCGGCGATCTGATCCGGCCCCGAGAGATTCAACGGATACGTGTAGGTTTTCGTCGGGCAGTAGATGTGCTGGAAAAGCGGCTCGATCGCTCCGTAAATGATCGGCAGGTCGATGACCTGCGAACTCATCCCGGTCGGGACCCAATAGGCCGTATCGGCGGTGTCCATCGGCGAGACATCCGTTGCGGTCTTCACGATCGCACGCTGCAGCTCCTTGAATCGCCGGTACGTGTCGAGCGATTCGACCCCTCCCTGACGCTGATAGTCACGCGCATTACGCATGATCGTATCGACCAGGTAGAGATCGTCAGAGACTTCTTTGAAAGCGTTGATATCGGGATTCGCCGACGGACGCGAGAGAGCCTCTTGCACCCTCTCGTTCCGCTGGCTCTTGTCCTGGATCTTGAGCGCCTTCTGGAGCGTCCGAACGCACGGATCTACCACCATCTGCGATAGAGTGATGAGCGCCTTGCGTTCCTGCTCCTTCGCGGCAGCCTTCTTGCTCTCCTCGACCGCCTTCGTGACGAGCTCCTCGCCGCGTTTCTCGAAGGCCTCCTTCGACATCATGTTTTCTTTGACCGATTTCAGGTCGCTCTGAACCGCGCCCATGATTTCGGTCACCTTCTTGAGATCCTCCATCGGGACCTCGATCTTGTCTTCCATCGTGCTTATCCTTTCGTGCTATCGAATGGTTTTGCTGAATTGCTCGTAAACGATCTCCCGCTCGATGGTCCGCAGAGCCGAAAGAAATTTCTCGTATCGCTCCTCTGGGACCGGCGCGGGGATCGTCACGGGAGCGACCTTCCCGTCGGGTATAGGGTTGATGATTTTGGGCGCCTGGGGCGCCCCAATGATTTTCGTCTTGAGCGCTTCAACGTCCTTCACAAGCTCATCGTATGGAACGACCATGTCGCTCCCGTACTTGAGCGCCTTTGCAATGGAGAAAAGTGATTCGCGATTGCAGGGGATTGAAACTACCGATACCTCGTAAAGCTCGATGGCCTTATAGTGGGGCACGTTGTCGATTATGTCCGGCTCCTCGGTGGGGCGAAATCCGATGGAGAACGCGCGCAGTATGCCCTCTTTGATTTTCGTTACGATATCGGCAACATCATTCGCCTTCGAGAGCATGACCTTGATCCAGAAGCCCTCGATGTCTTTGATGGTCATCTCGATCGTCTTGCCGATCGGCATGTCCGTGTTGTGTTGGAAGTTCACGATCGGATTCGTGAGATAAGACTTGATCCCATTCGCGAAAGCCTCGGGCTCAACGATCTCATCAGCGCGGTCGATGTTCTTGGTCGAGGCCCAACCCTCGATGATCAGATGCCCGTCGAGTTCGCTTTTTTTCTTGATGTCCGCATGGAACATCTTGCTCTGCATATTTGCCGTAGCCTCCTCGGTCTTCGCCGGCTCGAATGAGATTCCGTGATGCGACTTGCAATGACGCCTCGCATCGCCTTCGGCCCATATATCTTTCGGATATCGATATGCCTGCTCCGTCATGGCATCTTCGCCCTTGAGCTTGCCCATGATGACGTCGTATCGCTTCCCCTCGTGTTCGCGGGAACTTCGCCGAAATGAGTCGTGCTCAAAATCTTCGGGGTCTCTCATCCGGCATGAATGTTCGTTCGGGTACGGCATTACTCATTCACTCCTTCTTCGACGACGGGGAGAACGTCGCAGAGACAGTTGATGATGTTCGAGGCGGACCCGTTCGGATCGCCCGGATATGCGAGATATTCGCCGCCGACGAGAAAACTCTCATCGATACCGACGACCTGACCGTCGGCGGCCATGTGCTCGTCGCGCGAGCCGTCGGCAAATGCGGAGAGCCATTCCTTGCGCGCGATTGCGCCGCTCTGACGCATCGCCTCGATCTGACCCTCGTGATAGCGCGGGAGGACTTCCGTTCTGGCGATGGTCTCGGCCGTGGACTCGATGCGATCCATCTCCACCTCGACGCGCGCCGCGAGGTCCCGCATCGGCTCGCCGAGACTGATACCCTCCTGGAGCGAGTCGCGGAGCCGTTCCCAGTTCGCATCTCCGATGCTGTGAGCGAATCTCTGCTTTGCAGCCGAGAGCTTTGCATCGACGTTCGGATCGTGGAGATTGAACGCGCCGGGGATCCC